TTTGATTTTGATACAGGTGCTTTTGCTTATGGTGATTTAGCATTTGATATTATTGAGTCAATTTTCCCATTCCAATCAAAAGCATCAACAGGTATTCCGTATGATAAAGAGTTGCTTGCAACTTTATTAAATAAAGCATCTAGTCTGCTTAATCCTGCAGTTTCAATGATAAAAGAAGGAATTACAGGTAAAGATTATTTTGGCAATGAAATAAACTGGGAAGAATACAACCCTATAGCTTTTGATGAAAATATTTTAGAAAGACAATCAAGAGTAGCAAAAAAATATCTTTTGCCTTTAAATATTTTAGAAACAATAGAGGCTTATGAAATATTACAAAGTGGTCCCCGTGCTGCTTTAGGTGGTGCTTCTGACAGTATAGGTGTTATGTCATCGACTTATGTAAACAAAAATGATATTGCCTTAGATTTATTTAAAAAAGAATATACAGAACTTTATCCGTTTGAGCAAAAATTTGTTACTACTATGTATTATTCTGACGATAGAGTAAATAGAGAAATACCTACAAGTTTAAAACTTGAGCAAGATTTTCAAAACGAAATGTACGCATTATTAATAGCATACACAAACGGAGATAAAACCAAAGACGAAGTAGTAAATGATTATTTTAGCAGAAGAGATTATAAGTTTGCAGGTCAAGATGTTGCAGGAAGAATTACTTATGGTTGGGATGAACAAGACAGAGAAGATTACGATGTAACTGAATATAGTTATGGTAACGAAGCACAAAAAACAGCTTTGAGGCAACATAGACAAATTATGGATACAGACGGTGTGCAACTTAAAGATGCAAAAGGTAAACCAACAAGACTTATAAACTGGAATGAATACGACAGGATTAAAACTGCAATAAGAGCAAATTGGACAACAGAACAAAAAGAGTTTGTTGCTGCAAATAGTTTATACTTTGAAGCATTAATTCCAAGAACTATATTTGATATACTTCCACCAACGCATCAACGAAAAATTATTGCTTCTATTCAAGCAAGAGAAAAACTTTTGAATGAAAGACTTGATTATAATCTTCAAAAACAATATTACGAAGCTTTTGAACGATTGAATAATAAATAAAAAATAGTATACAATGTAGTTAAAATTAAATATTAGGAGTTGTAATGGTAACAGATAAACAACCAGAGAATTCAACATCTCCTGACTCGCAGCCAGAGATTTCTGAGACTGCTGAAGCTACTTCAGGCATTGTAGACAATACCGACCCTGCTGTTAACGAACAACTACAGCAACAAGGATTAATACAAAATGGAGCAGAACAAGCAGAAACCACAGGAATCCCACAGCCCGAATCAGCCGGTGCAGAACTACCTCAAAGTGTTGAGCCAACAACGAGTGTTGAAAACTCTCGTTCTTACTCGCAAGATGAATGGAGGAAAGCCCAATCATCCTACGACAAACAAATAGCAGACTTGCAAAAAAATCAAAATGATTTACAAGCACAGTTGCAACTGAGTCAATCAGAAACAACTATAGAAGCTAAAAGAAGAGAAGTTCAACAACAGTATGAGATGCAAGGATATGCTCCTGAGCAGGCACAACAACTTTCCACTCAAGCTGCACAACAAGAGAGGCAAATGCTTCAGATACAGCAAGACAAAGAAAGATTGTTAGCCCAACAGCAGCAATTATCCCAGTCATCAGAACATACTGCAAAGGTAGCAACTGCAAGGCAATTGTTAATGGAAAGTGGGATTAAACCTACAGATAAAGTAGGCAAGAGCACAGCTTATGACGTGTTAATGTCAACTGTCGACCCAAACGCAATGCAGTCAATGGCTGAAAGTATAGCTGACTTACGAGTCCAGCAAAAGCGAGTTTTAGAAACTCAGCAAAGCACGGTACCAAGTACGGGACCAACGCAAGAACTTCAGTCAGGACAGCCCTCGCAGTCAGCACCATTAAATGAAAAAACTTTAATGGAACGCTATTTGGCTGGCGACAATGACCCAAAGGTCGTTGATTATGCAAGAAAAGTAGCTTCCGGTGACATATAGGAGATAAACAACTATGCCAACTACAGCAACTACTGGGAATTTAGAAAATGCCCAGAACATAATAATAACTGCTGCTAGGTTTACTGAAGAGCACAATGCTCCTGCTATGGCTTTAATTGAGCAAATGAATTTGCCAAAAGGAGCTAAGCAGATAACTGTGCCAAAAGTAGGTCAAATGACTATTTCTGATTTACAAGACGGATTCGACATTGTTGATGACGAAGAATTAGGAATGACAACTGTAGACCTTACTGCTTCAGAAGTCGGAGCAAAAATAGTTTTAACAGACAAATTAATTAGGCAATCTGCAAACAATATTTTTTCAATTGTAGGTAGACAGCTTGGTGATGCAATGGCAAGAAAAAAGGACACTGATGTCCACGCATTGTACGCAGGATTAAACGGTGGTACTACATTTGGTGCTACAAACACAGCGATGAGTCTTGCAAACGTAGCAGGTGCAATTGCAAATGCTAAAGGACAAAAGTTTGGTTCGCAGATTTACATTTTGCAACACCCTTTTGCAACCTTTGACATTGCTAACACAGCAGTAACAGCAACAGGTGCAGCAGCCGGTATTCCGGATGGATTCGCAACTGACTTGTTAAATAACTTCTTTTCAAACATAAGACCACTTAACGGTGTTCCAATCTTTGAAGATGGTAATTTATCAAGAGATTCAGGTGATGATGCAGTTGGAGTTATTGCAGATAAATCAGCACTAGGTGTACTTAAATCAGTAGACACTAGAACTGAAAGACAAAGAGATGCTTCAATGAGAGCAACTGAAATAATAATTACAGCAGACTATGGTGTGTTTGAAATTGACGATACAAAGGGTGCACCTTTGACATTTGATGCTTCAGCCCCAGCAACTTCATAAAAGTAGGAGAATAAATGGATACTAAAGAACGTCAAGAAAAGAGACAAGAGTTAGTAGCTTCGGGCTATGCTTGGGACATGATTGATAACTGGCAAAGCAAAACAACTTTATACTGGCACATCGATAAAAAGACTGTAGCTGGAGGAATTGGTTTTAAAAAAGGCAAAGCAATTAAAAATGTACCGGGGACACCTGATTACTTACTTAAAATGGCTCGCAAAGGGGCGTACTCGTATCCACCTACTACTGATTGTGAATGCAAACATTGTAGTTATGAAAATAAAAAAGAGGAGGCAGTGGATGTAACCATTGACCGAGTTCCTGCCTCTTCTACAAATAAACAAACATCGGTTGATGACGGGGTATATAATAAACCCGAGGAAAAACAGGAGGCAATTTAATGTCGTTTCCACAAACAATAATGGGTAAACCGGGATGGGAGAAGCAAACTTCTACATCTCAAAAACATAAATTAGGAACACCAATGCAAGTTGGTGAAAGAAAATTCAGATACGTTGAAGCAGGTGAAGCTATTACTGCAGGTCTATTAACCATGGGTAAAGCAGGAACAGCAGCACACCAAGTTGACTTGGCTGTTGCAGCACAATCAGTAGGTGATACAACTATCACACTTACTGGTTCGCTTTCAGTTGCTAAAGACTTATACAAAGATGGATATTTAATCTTCAATGACGTTGAAGAAGAAGGTCATTTTTACAAAGTAAAAGGTAACACTCTTGTAGCTTCAGCAACAGGTTGTGTAGTAACAATCGATGAAGAAGATGGTTTAGTAACTGCGATTACTACATCACAGCAAGTAGGACTTTACGAAAATCCTTACAAGGATATAGAAGCACATGATGCAAACGATGTTGACCACTCGCCACTTGGTTGGTCTTGTGTTGACATAGCATCAGGTTCATACGGTTGGATTTGCGTAAGTGGATTTACTTCAGCATTTGTTGATGGTACTCCAGCAGCAGGTGTTCCTTTAATAGCATCTAATGGTGCAGATGGTGCTGTAGAAGTCTATGATGAAGATGGTACAGTTAACCTTTCACCAGTAGGTTATATGGGTCCAATTGCCGGTGTTGCCGGTGAATATGGGCTAATTAAAGCAAACTTAGAATAACATCTAATGGCATAAGTGGGAGGGTTTCCTTTCGATTCTCCCACTTATAAAAATTATGGTTACAGAATATAACGGAAATATAGATGGACTTTGGACCCCACAGGGTTCAGTTGTAACTCGTGTCGTAGACTTAGGTGGAGACACAGGTGCAAAGGTTTATCATTTTAAGGTCAAAGACCCTGTGACTGGTAAACTGTTTGAACTGAGAGTAATCGGAGATGACAATCACAGTAAAGCAGAGATAGAAGATTTAGCAGGTAATGCTTATGAGAAATGGCTTTTAGACATGAGAGCAAAAGAACATAAGAGAAAACCTACTGTAGAGGAAAGAAGAGAAATTGGGAAAATCATCCGTGAGATGAAACAATATTGGAAGAAGAGGAATGAATCTTCAACTGGTAAATTATATTTTGAAGGAGCCAAATGACATTACAAAGAGTACATAACAGTATGAATATACATACTGCATCCATACCTTTCTATTTAGAGACGACTTTTACGGCTGACGATACAGACAATCATGATTTTATATTTAATGCTAGTGGAAAAGCTGTTCAAACAATTCATGTAAACAACGCAAGTGACCAGACTGCAACGATAACTTTATACGGTTGTCAGGCTGCTGATTCAACTGTAGGTTCCACAACTGCAGTTCAGGTAGGTTCGTTTACAGTAGCAGCAACAAGTGGAGGCTATGAATGTTGTAGCGACCCATTTCCGTATTACATAGTAAGAGTTACTTACTCTTCTACGCCAGATGGTTCAACTACTAAATTATTTGTAAATACAGGGGTGGATTAAATGTTAGGAGTAAAAGCTGCTAGTCTTGGCAAGATGGGAACGCACACTTTAGATGGTGCAACTCATACAGACGTTACAAGTTTAACTGAGGCTAAAGGTGATATTTTAGTATACACAGGAAGCACTTGGGACAAATTAGCAATAGGTACGAATAATAAAATACTTATTGCAGACTCAAGCACGTCTTCAGGTTTAGCTTGGGCAGAAGATATTACTATTGGTGGTGACCTAACAGTATCTGGTGACACAATCACAGCAAACGTTGCAACCATTCAGGTTGAAGACAAGAACATGGAGTTAAACAAAGTTGGCTCTCCAAGTAATGCAAACGCTGATGGTGGTGGACTTACAATAAAAGGTACCTCTGATAAAACAATTACATTTACAAACGCTACTGGTGATTTTGATATTTCAGAAAACATAGATGTAGCTAGTGGTAAAACATTTAAAGTAAACGGCACTACAGTTCTTTCTAACAATACTTTAGGAAGTGGAGTTACAGCTTCATCACTTACAAGTCTTGGAACAATAACTACAGGTGTTTGGAACGGTACTGCAATAGGTCTTGCTTATGGTGGTACAGGACTTGTTGGGGCTACAGACGGTAAAATAACTGTAGCAGACGGCTCAGGTGCTCCTGTTGCAGTTCAAGTAATGACTGCTAACGATGGAACACTAAAACACGAAGTAGGTGGTATTGAGGCAGATATATCAGGTATAGCCAAAGGTGGATTAGTTTCTGGTTCTGGTTCTGGTTCGATGGCAATTAGAACCGTAGGTAGTAATGACCATATTCTTACTGCAGATAGCAGTGAGGCTACTGGTATGAAATGGGCAGCAGCAGCATCAGGTGCAGTTACAGCACTTAATAATGCTACGGCAAACGAAATAGTAACAGTTGCTTCTACAACAACAGAACTAGATGCAGAAGCTAACCTTACATTTGATGGCTCAGGAGACCTTGAGATAGGTGTTGGCTCATCTGGTGACCCAAGAATAACATTTGATATAAACAGCACAGACGAATGGACTGTAGGTGTTGATGACAGTGATAGTGATAAATTTAAAATAGACACTGGTGCTGCAGTAGGTGGAGCAACTAAATTTAGTTTAGATAGTTCTGGTAATGCAGTAATTGCTGGTGCTCTTACTTTAGGCACAACATCTTTTTCAAATTCTGATGGAGTTCTTCAAGTAGCAGGTCAAACTAACATTACATCTTTAGGCACACTTACTGCTTTGACAGTTGATGACATTGGTTTAGATAGTAAGACAGTCACAATGACTGGTTCTTCTGGTGATACAGCAACATTAGTTGTTGCAGCAAACGGTGCATTCTCAATAAATACTAACGATGCTTCTGCAGCAGCAGCACATCTTAGTTTTGATATTGATGGTGATATTTCATTTGATGCTCATACAGGTGTATTTAAATTTCTTGATGGTGCTTTTGGTGCTGAAATACTAAGACTTACAGAAGGTAACTCTGGTGATGTAACTATCAAAACAATTACTAATGAGAAAGACCTTATATTTACAGACAATGGTGATGCTGAAGGATTTAGAATCTTAGATGCTGCAGCAGGTGTAACTGTTGCAGGTAAAACTACAACTAACACAATAGAGCTAGGTCATGCATCAGATACAACAATTGCAAGGTCAGGTTCTGGAGCAATAACTGTAGAAGGTACTCAAGTATTATTAGCAGGTGCTCAAACAGGCATAACTACAATATTAAATACAGGCTCGAAGTTTGGTAGAGATGCACACAATTTAATTGATTTTACAACAGATAATGCAATTACATTTAGAATAAGCAATGCAGATGTATTAAGTATTACTGACTCATCAAGTGATGTAATTATAAAACCTGTTGTTGATGCTAAAGACATAGTTTTCCAACAAAGAGATGGAACAGAAGTTGCCAGAGTAGAAGATAATGGAACATTCAATATAGTCACATCTAAGCTTGCTATTAATGGTACTGCTGTTACTTCAACAGCAGCAGAATTAAACTTGTTAGATGGAGTATCAGGATTAGTACAAGCTGACCTTACTAAGTTAGCAGCAGTAGATGCTACGGCTGCAGAGCTTAATTTAATGGATGGTGGTACATCAGTTGGTGGTTCTATTACAGTTGCAGATGCTGACGGCTTTGTTGTCAATGATGGTGGAACAATGAAAACTATTCCTGCTACAGATGTGAAAACATACGCAGGTGGTGGTGGTAGTATATATACATTAAAAAGTGAAACAACAATTTCTGGTGCAACTCAAACTAATATATCAGATGTTTTTGAAGTTGATTGTGATTATGTAATTACCATAGATATATCCCAAGCAAGCCAAAATGGCGTACCATTTCCATATATAAATTTTTTCAAGGATAGTGGTACGACAGCACAAGATGGTGAGATATTTTTTCAAGGCAGAGTACACAATACGGCAGATACGGATATGGTAGGAACAGCAGGCACGCAACCCACAACTAATTCTTGGACTTTAACGTGTGGTGTAGACCAGAATGATGGGATACACCAACAAGACAACGGTAGACCGGGCTATCATGGAGTATTTTACTTTCAAACCCCAAGAAACTCATCAGGCACAAACCAAGCAACTGATTATAAAGGACTTTCTGGAACATTTGGTTATACGGACATGCAAGGATTATTTAACACAGGAACATTAGCAATAGGTTTTGATAATGCTGTTTCTATATTTGGAATAGGCATAGAAGCTGCATCACAATTTCCAGATGGAACAGGAGCTAAGGGTGGTTCAGTTCATGGTTCTAATAACATTGGTTCTAATGGTTGGGAAGGCATGATTAGAATCTTTAAAATAGACCACAGTTAAGGAGTAAATATGGCAACGTGGAAAAATACAGATGGATTTACTGATGCACAAGTAGCAGTTCTAGATAATTTACCTAATGATAGGTATTTAAGTAATTCTAATTACAACTGGCAAAACACTTTTTTTAAAAGCCAATTACCTAATTTAGATGTAGAACTACTTAGAGAGATGATTTATATAGTTAA